CTTTAGACCGTTCTACAAGTCTATTGAGTACATCGTATATGTCATTACTGGCTTGAGGAGCAGTATCCCCGAAGGTAGTTACATTCTGGTTAAGGGTAGGAGTATAAGTAGGGGTGGGGATTGTATCGCGGTATGGACTGTCCAGATTAGCCGCCGCTAAACCCCATTTCTGAGTATCGGATCGTCCCTGCGCTCCTTCTATCAAGGCGGCTAACGCATTTTGTTGGTCTGTTCGCGCTTGTTCGTGTAAAGCTGCTACCGCTTCGTTAGAAGCTCCTTCAGGTATAGTAGGAGTTACATATTCAGGAGTGCCAACAAATTCTACATCTGTAAAATAACGCCGTCCTGAACTCCCCGGCCTACGGTTAGCATCATACCCATCTCCCGTCATAGGGACGCGTTGTCTTACTGCCGTATAGTCCGGTATACCTCCTTGGTAACCAGAAGTGGGGCGCTTTCTAAAGGCGTCTTGGGCTTCTTTAGCATCTTTATAGGAATCGTATCCGGCCCCTACACCTAAGGCTGCCCCCAAAATTCCTTGCCACCCTTTATCTTTATCGCCACCACCAAACCACTTTAATATATCGCTACCAAAACCAGTTAGACCTTCCCACATTACTTTTTCCTCAGAATGTCAATTAGTGTATTAACAGCATAATCTCTAACTATACCACCCTTATTGAAAGGGGCGAAGGGGTTTGATTCTAACCCCAGAAAATCAAGATCGTCTGTCTGTTGCGCTTCAAATAACGGTTTCCCGCTTATACTGTATTGTGGGCCAAGTTCTACTAATTCAGCTGCTTCTTCAGTTACCGGAGAAGGGGTAGGTATCTGAGGGGGTGTCTCAAATCCAAAATTTAACCCCCCACCACCTGCTGAACCTGCTCCTGCTGAACCACCACCTATTTCAACCACCTCTTCTTCCTCTTTTTCAACTACAGGAGGGCAATCCATACATTGCATAGTATCGCAATCTGCACACTGTCCTATCTTAGCGCATTCATCTTTTAACTCTTCACACGGATCACCACAATCAGGATGCTCAGGGAAACACTCACACAAATGGTTAGCAGCGTATACAGCATTCTCACACTTATCATCACCTACTGCAGGTGGGACACAATTTCCATTTGCATCTTCTACATACTGAACTCCATTAACTATTCCACAGCCATCTGTTTCTGTTGTCGTAGCTACTGTTGTCGTATCTACTGTTGTCGTATCTCCCTTTTTCTTATCATCACCTCCTGAAACTGGAACACAATTCCCGGTATCGTCTCTTTTATACTCAACTCCGTTAACTGGATCACAGGGTTTATCTCCCTTTTTCTTATCATCACCTCCTGAAACTGGAACACAATTCCCGGTATCGTCTCTTTTATACTCAACTCCGTTAACTGGATCGCAGGGTTTATCTCCCTTCCCTGTTATAGGTACGGTAGCTGGAGCGCCATCTGCATCAAAAGGATTACTGGTAAAAGGGAACGTATCAGGACACGAAGCTACTTGTTTGAAGTCTTGAGACTGCCCGTTAGCGTTCCAACACGTAAGGTCTTGAAGTGCAATTTGACTGTCAGTAGTATCTTGACCGCCAGTAATATTCTTAGGGCAAATAGTAGGGTCATTGTAAGCTAGGCTAGTAGGGTCATCACATGGATCATCATAAGTAATATTCTTAGGGCAAATAGTAGGGTCATTGTAAGCTAGGCTAGTAGGGTCATCACATGGATCATCAGCTGTAACCTTAAGTTTTTTGTTGTTCTTGTTAGCCTCTTTTATTATCGTTTTAGTTTTCTCTACCGCAGTTTTTACCACTTTGCCAGTTGCGTTTCCTCCTATAGTAGTAGGGTCTATCCCTGCTTCCTTTAACACAGTGTTAATAATGTCTTGAGTGGCTACATTCTCTAGGTCTATCGTCCCACCTTTTAATATCTTTCCAAGTATCTTATCGGCTGTGGCGTTGCCTGTAGACACAACTATTGGCCCTCGTTTAGCAGTCCAAATACCTCCCCCAGCTCGAGGACTTCCTACAGTGATGCCCCCCGTTCCCGTTTGGAGCCAAGGAGGTATCCCTGCCCCTCCCGCAGTATAAGTACCCGTTACAGTACCCGTACTTGTATTAACTATCGTTCCTTGATTAGGTATAAAATCACGTAGCCACGGAACTTTTGCCGTGATGGTGTCTATAGTTTCCGTAATAAAGTCTTCGCCTTTTGTGTATATCGGCCCAACAACATTATTCACACGCTCTAAAGTATCGTTAACAAAATCTTCTATTCCTGTAGCTGCGCTATTTAATACCTGTATTGGGTTTTTGCCTGCTTTAAACGCTGTCATCCCTTTGGCCACGATCATCTGTTGGGCTTGAGGGTCAGTAATGCCAGCTTCTACAGCCTTAGCTGTAAGTATTAATTCGGCATCTTCCGGCCTTACTGTTTTGCCTAGAAGTACATCAGCGGGAGTTTTAGCGATTTCGTCAGCGGTAGGAGGTTTTATCTGATTACGGTCAAAAGTATTCGGTGTGCCACCCATTTGGGTTAAGGCATCTGACCATGCTTGCACCAAAGTTCCGGTTGTGGGTGACAGACCGCCAATGGCGTTCTTAATGGTACGATCATCATCAGGGGTATCAATTTCAAACCTAGCTACTGACCTGTCTTCGGGTACAGGAATACCATCCACCATATCGAAACCTTGATTGGGTTTGTCTGGTGAAAGTTGCCGTATGGCTTCTTCTACTACATCAAAATTGGAGGTTACTTTAGCCATATTAGTCTGCTATTAACACCCCTTCAAACGCGCCACTTACCTGATTGTTAGCTGCTGACCCTATAGCTCGTAGCTCTATATCGGTTTTAGCAGGTACTTTTATAGGGTATTCAAAGTTATTAGCTAAATGATTGTTCTCTATAACATTTATAAATCGAGTCCGCAAAACCCCAGAAGTTTCCCTCGTCATCAATTTAGTAGTAACCGAATTAGTAGCCGTAGCAACCGCAGCTGTAAAGCTTATGCTGTCTATATAAAACGAATGTAAAGCAGGAACTGTATAGACAGCCATCTGACTCTGGTTGTCTCCTTGAGGAATAGCAGCATAAGTAGTGCCTGTAGGTACACCACTAGATGCGCCTGATGTGCCAACATAAAGAGTCCCAGCTGCCGTCTCACCCGCACCTGCAGTAGCAACATACATTCTGTTAACTCTAATAAATTGTTTCGTAGTGGCTACTTGAGTCTGACCGTTTAGATTAAGTGTTTCAGAAATGGCAACGTAACTACTGTCTAGCCCTTCGATTGTTACTGTCCTAGCGCCTGTACCCGATACTGTGTCATTGGCATCGGTACTACTCAGGTATATAAGGGCGGCTGATGTAGAGTAAGCATATACACCCCCTTGAGTCCAAAGGGTTTCTTCTGCTGTGTCAATATCAGAGTTAAAACCAAATTTATAGGTAGAAGAAGCGCCCGTTACAATCCCCTGAGAGACTCTTAAATTATATGGTACTGTTGCTGACATAAGATTACTTAACGCTCGGTCTATACGATTAAAATACAACCGTAATATGTTATTAAACTGATCTGAATATCCTTTTGTGTATGCCTGTGGTGGTTTTGGTAACGCTGGAGCGACCACCCGTAGTTCGGTACCTGCCGCCATAGCTATCTTCTCCCATCAGGACGCATATCTAATCTAGGAATCCCTAACTGCCACGCCACCCCTACCGCAGTAGACTCTACCTTTATAGCCAACTGTCGCCCCCTAATCCGCACAAATGCCTGCCCCGTAAACTGTTCTATAGGTACGGTGGCAGTACGTGTTACGGTAGCTGTGCTATTCCCGCCTTCAGAAGCAGGAGAGTTATATCCTGACCCTGAGTTCTGTAGAGCCTCTAAAGACAACACTACCGCAGGAGACACTGCTGTAGAATTAACAAAGGTAACATCAGGAAGAACACGTTTCACAAAGGCAAACTGATGGCCGTCTTCTAAGTCAAATTCCGCAGATGTTACAGAAGCGGTAATGGCTGTAGTTACAGCAGTTTCTTTATCGTCTGTCCCTACTTCATGGTTAACAAGGTTATAAGTGTAGGTAGCCGCCAGAGGATAAGCCCTTAATCCAGAATCCAACCATGCCGTACGTCCCATTGTTCCGTAAAACCACAAATTCTCTACATAGTTATACACTACATATCGGTCGTTAGTAGTAGACCCTGCAGAGCAATAAAACCACCACACTTCACTAAACCCTTCGTTTGTACCTGCTACGATTTGTTGGAACTGTTGTTCGTTGATATCGCTAAACACATACCGCCGGACATTAGAAGGTAATGGAGAAACTGTACCATCGTAGGTATAGAACTTATCGCGCCCCATCCAAAAGGCTATACCTGCTGCATAAGTAACAGCATTTTGCCCTGCGATAGATATGTTATCGCCTAATAACTGTGCGCCCCATATGTCAGGGAAACCCAGATACTGCAAAGAAAACAACGCTGAGTCTGTCCATACCAATATTTCCTGTCTGGCTTGGATTGCTGTAACAATTTCCGTCCCATGAGAAAGTCTTAAACTACCCGCTTCCCCTCCGGCACTCGGTGTCCAGTTAACTACACTTTCTTGATCTGACCATCTAATTAGCAAAGGGTCTATTTGAGAATCCCCTAATGGGTTAACCCCAAAAGCAAATACAAATCTATTAATATCTGATACGAAAGAATAATTAACAGAAGTAGGTACGTCAGACGCTCCTGCTAACGAGGATACATATACTGCACGAGTGGTTGTACCTGTAGTTGCGTCCCAATAAAAAAGAGGCCCACCCCTATAAGCAAAAACTAAATCTTCCCCAAAATTGTTTTGGCTCCATAAACGAAGTGGTTGAGTAGTAGTACCACCTACCCCCCATGTTCCTGAACCCCAAGCACCTGCACCCCACCCCGTGAACGGGACAGCTATAGAGTTACCTGTAGTGATTTGATAGACCCCTACAACCGAACTCCCACCATTTCCTGTATCACTGACGTTAGCTGTAACTGTTGTGCCACCTGTATCTTTAGCCGTAATCGTATAAGTGTTTTCATCTAACACTACATCTATTTGATATTCTTGATTTAAAACAGCTGCGGTAATAAGGCCACCTAACGTCACTGCGCCCGAATAAGTAACAAAATCTCCATTACCTGCCCCATGAGCCGTATCTGTAATAGTAAGTGTAGAAGAACCATTAGTGGCGGCAAAAGTTATATCTCCCGCAGCGGTAGTAGAACGTATAGGAGTAACATCATAATATGCACCACCCCGTTCAATATAGAATTTAAGGTTAGTACCTACACCCACCAGATTTTGACCACCAATCGTTACCCAATTCCACAACGAACGGCACACTCCTAAAAATGTATCTGCAGAAATACGTTCCCAACCACCTATTTTTTCTGGAGTGCCTTGTCTAAACCGAATTTTATCCCCTTCGTACCACCCACCTTCAGTAGCGTAGCGTGTGTTTTCTCGATTTATACCTGCTTTAAGTTCAATAGATTTTAAGGGCATATTAGTTTTACCTTACTTCTGTTGAGGATAAGGGCTTCCCGTATATCCGCTTTATTTTGCCCGTGATATTCCACAGCGTGATGGTGTTTGATCAATTCTTTGCATAGCCACTTACCACCTACTTTAATATCGGCTAACCAACGTCCGTATTTGCCTTTCTCGTAGGTTCTTAAAGTGACCTTAGTACCTACGGGCGAGAACGCTTTAACAAATTCTTTTGCTGCGAGTCCATACTTTTTTTCTTCCAAATCTCTCGTCCGAGATTCTGGTGTGTCAATTCCATTAAGGCGTAAACAAATGCCACGCCCAGTATCACCGCAATGCCAATTACCAAAACCAAGAGAGATGTCTGTAACATACATAGTGTCCCCATCTACAATTTTAGATACCGTAGCAGTAAAGATGTATGGGTTAGACATAAGTGTTTGTCCTTATCATGTCTGTCACCTCTATGCTACGATTTTTTACTTGCTTTGCCCAAAGTGAATCCAAAAATTCTAAGGCGGCTAGGTCATGGTTTCCCTCTTCCATAAAAGCAATAGCCTTTTTAAATTTCGCAAAACGCACTCTGCCCAGATTAAAGTGCATATTAATAATTCCGTCACGCCTTGCGCCATCTTCAAGATCATTAAACCAAGGATACTCCGTAGACAACTCTTTAATAGTACGGACTATATCGTTGCTCAACATATAGTCTATCTCGTCATCGCTAAGGCCAAGCCCTCTGTGCGCTTTAGAACCTTCGATATTTCTTCCGCACCCTATGTGTAGAATCCCAAGAGAGTCTCTGTATGCGTGGGTTTTAACACCTTCATGACGCTTTAAAATTCCGATCAGCTTTTCCATTTTATTTGTTTCCATTATGACTACTGCCGAAGTAGAAGCTTGTAACCCCTGTGACAAGGCCGCCCAGATACCCCAACACCAAATTGACAATCGCATCATCCGTTTGCTCTGGCCCACGCAACGTGACCATAAAGATATACGCCAAGAATCCACCCATCGCCATAACTGCAATAACTTTTGGCGTAGGATCATGAGCGAACTTATCTCTCGCATCTTGCCTATCCTCCGTCTCCAGTTTAAACCCTTCAATATTTGCCGTTAATTTTTTTATTTCTAAGTCGGCATCTTGTAACGTCTGTGCTTTTTCTGGATCGTTTTCCACGACCTTTTCTATCTCATCTATAGTAGATGTATCCGGCAAGCCCAACTTTCGCGCAGCTAGTTTGACAGCCATTCCTGCTATGGGATTGCTACTTGCTACCGTTTTCATCAGAGTCGGAGCAAGGGTTTTTAACAAAGAACCAATCTTCATTTATTATCCTGTCATTGCCAGTATAAGCTGGAGTGCCAAAACTGTAATTATTACCAGAATGGGGAGTGGTAACTTAACCAAAATACCCACTAAAGATTAAAAAGATAATCCCTCCTGTTAATCCAATTCCCCCGACTAAAATTCCTAATACAAGGAATAAGTCTCTAATTAAATGCTCTTCTTGTGTTTTGGCTATCTTCTTTTTCTTTTTAACTTCCGCCCTTTTCTTTTCAATTCTTTCACTTTCCCGTTTTATTTTAGCCCATGTGGATGATTTTCCTTTATTGATGTACATCCATTTTATTTTTTCTTCTAACTTGGCGATCCTTTCTTGTTCTTCAACAAGCGCTATAGCTTGCTCTAATGCTGATCCTGAAAGTAAGTCCTTTTCCCCATTTTTCTTTTCGTTTGCTTCAACTGCTTTTTCTACGTCATGTTTGGCTTTAAAAAATTGACGGACATAGCCACCCATGTCCTCTATCTCACGGCCTTTGGCTACCCCACTTTTTAGCAATTCGTATGCTTTGAAAGCTGCTTGTGCAGCTATTGTTAGTTCTATCATTTACATCCTCAAAAAAAGCCATAACTTAATAGTTGCTTCTAAATTCCTAACTACTTTTAGTAGTCGCGTCAGCAGTATCCTCCTCTACTATCTCATCTATCGTGTCGCATACATCAGGAATTGCAATCCCTGTAGTGACTTCAGTAGCTACACGACTTACTGCTCTAATTCCTTTGTATACACCAGAGCAATACAATTCTTTGTTAGCAATCATGTCTTCCGAAACAGAACAACCGCTTATCATAAACGCTATTAAGATTAACCATCTAGTCATCTTTTATCCCCGTTATTTTTTTCAATTCTTTCTTTTCTGTATCCGTCAGAGCAGCCACACTCTTTGTGGAAGTTTGTGCCTGTCTTTTTTTCTTAGCCTCGTTTTGTATGTAGGCAAGTAAACGCTGTTCATATCCGGGCATAAAATGATCGGATATAGCGTCTGTAGCCTTAGCCATAAAATCCCTTTTCTTTAATTCTGCTGGAGGGTTTATAAAATCATCTCCGTTGTTAGCAAAATAAATAATAGTCTGACTAACGCTAGGCCCGTAACACAGTCTAGGAATTCGAGAAACCACATCACTGCCTGAAACTACAGACAACTGCCCCTTTAAATTCATAGGGCGTTTAAATCCTTTGAAGAAAGTATTTGGTTTGCCGAAAGTTACTAGACTGAGATTCTTGTGTTTCTTGTAAAGCTTTGCTGCTGACAACTCAGCAAGAGCGCCTCCCAGACTATGCCCACAAATCATTGTGTTTTTATCGTAATCTATATGCTTCTTAATCCCCCTCCATACGGACGCATGAGCCGCCACAAAACCTCCATGACACAAACGACCAGCATAAGGAACTGGAATAGCAGATACATTAAAAAGCCAATCACCAAGTTGAGCTGTACCGCGAAAACAAATAATGTCTATTGATTTCGTTTTTATAACATAAGCAGTAGTAGACGTAAGCCTAGACTCAATCTTAATTCCTTTCGTGATCTTGTCTTCGTAAGCTAAAGTCGAATACTTACAGCCCGTTTCTAAAAGTAAACGCTCTACTTCTCGCATAATTACAACGCTTTAATACGATCAGCTTCTGCCTGAATAGCGTCTGTAAACGTAGAACTGTAGGTGCTGTCAGCCGCATAACGAGATTTTTCGCTTTCAAGCATCCCAGCGCGTGGGTCTACCCAACCGCTAACATCGCCCCAAGCACTGCCGTCATAGGTATGCTTGCCGCCTTGCCATCCGCTTGGTGCTGTTACCCCTGTGTGCAGAGTTGCATTGCTAGAGTTTAGATCGCCTATATCAAAGTCATTACCGCCGTTATTTCTAACAGTGGCATTAGGTGTTGCTGAAAGATCGACAGTAACGCTATCGTCAAAAACGTACACTGACACGTTACCGTCATTTCTAGTTATCGTTTGGCTCATTATGAGTCTCCGTTTAATAATAATGATGTTGTTGAAATTGCTAATCCTGCTTTAACGCTAGGGTCACCTGCTGAAGTACCGAATGTGCCATCAGCTTGCACGTAATAACTTGATCCTGTGGTCAAGCTTGATAAGCCACTTATTGTACCACCCTGTACAATAACACTTCCTGCGGCACTGGCTGAGATTGCGCTGTCGGCTATGCCTACGAAGTTAGTTGCGGTGAGGTTGGTTACGTCAAAGTCAGCCCCTGCATAGCAAACGCCTGTCCCGTAGTAACTACCGTTCCCATCCTCATAAGCGATGACACTTACCCCTGCATCGGGAGCATAGCAAGATACACTGTGTGTAGAGTAAGCTGCGTTAATTGTAGTTACACCACTCATACTTACGCTTGTGCCGCTAATCGTAGCTATTCTCAGTTCTAAAGCTGTAAAACCGCCCTCATTGTAAATACACACTACTTTGCCTAAGTTGGCATCGTAAACGGGAGCCGGATAATATAGAGCTGTTGAACCCCAACTATTCACCGAACCAAAACTTATACTTGTTGAACTCACTGTACCAACAACAGACGCTCCAATATTAGCTGGGCCTTGTCGGAAAAGAAAAAGTGTTTTATCTTTCGACACATCGTATGCCACACTTGTGTTGTAACCCTGCCCAGCGGTGTATATTGTACTCGAACCGAAAGAAATAGAAGTGCCTGAAACCGTGCCTACAACACCTTTTCCGTTATTACTACCGTCAGTGTAACCAATAACTACTTTTTGTGCAGAAGAGTCGTAACAAATAGACCTATCCGTAATATCCATCTGACTGCTCTCAAAAACAACGGCTGAACCATAGGAAGCAGTATCTCCAGATATAGTCGCTACGATTGCTGTGCCGTAGTAACTGTTACCCGCATCCCCATAAATAATAACGCACTTTTGTGCATTAGCATCATATGCACAGTTCACCTTATTTAGTATGGCAGACTCAAATGTAGTCTTACTCCCAAACGTAATAGTGTTTGAACTAGCGTTAATGGTTCCAACAAGAGCTTTTCCATAGCCAGTGCCATCCCCTGAATCTTTCATAGCGATCAACATCTTTCCAGCATTTTCGTCATAACATATGGCTTTTGTGGAAGAGTCAGAGGATTCATAAGTTACAGGAGTTCCCCAAGTAATTGTCTTACCGGATATAGAACCCACACACGCCTTTTGATAACCAGTGCCGCCATCATCACGATATATCACACAAACCCTATCGTTTGCGGTATCGTAAGCAATAGACTGATCGCCCGAATCACTGCTTTCATAAACAGCTTCAGCCCCTAATCCTGCCGCAGTTGTTGAAC